TGGTAATGCTGCTTCTGTAACTATCAACTACAATAATAATTCTAATTCAACTTATCAAATGCTTTGGGGTTCCGGTAACGGTGTTTATGGTACATCTGAAATTTACTGTAACCCATCCACTGACTACTTATATGCCGGTTCGTTTTATTGTGGTAACTGGTTTAGATCTTCTGGTACATCTGGTTGGTATAATGAAACATATGCTTGTGGAATATATGGGACATCTACACAGTTCATTCAGACGTATAACTCTTCATCGTTCCAAGTAAATAATGCTCTTTATGCGACAGGAAATATCACAGCATACTATTCTGATAAAAGATTAAAGGATATTAAAGGCAACATACCAAATGCCTTATCAAAATTATTATCATTAAATGGCGTATATTATACAAATAATGAAATTGCTAAAGAAAATGGTTACACAAGTGATGAAGTTCAAGTAGGTGTAATAGCACAAGAAGTTGCCGAAGTATTACCAGAGGTAGTTAAACCAGCACCGTTTGATATTGATAGAGATGAAGAAGGAAATCAATTCTCAAAAAGTGGTGAAAATTATGTTACAGTACAGTATGAAAAACTAATTCCTCTATTGATTGAGGCCATCAAAGAACAACAACTGCATATCGATAAATTAGATAAAGATATTGAACAATTGAAATTAAAAGGATAAATTATGACAATTACATATACATGGGAAGTAACCAGTTTAAAAACTACTACAATTGGATCTACTGCAAATGTAGTAGTACAAGCCTATTGGAAAAAAATTGGCACTGATGAAAATGGTAATGAAGGCATCTTTAATGGTGCTACTCCATTTACCGCAGATTCTACTGATAACTCAGGTCCTTTTATTCCATTTTCAGGATTAACTGAAGAAAATGTACTAGATTGGATTAAATCCACCGTCGTTGGACATTACGAAGAACATGTTAATGAACAAATTTTAAAGCAAATTATCGATAAGATTAATCCAGTTATAGATACAGCTATGCCATGGGTAACTCCAGAAATTTCTGATCATTTTGTGTAACTCCATAAATAAAAATTTAAAACAAAGGATTAAAAATGGATAAAACACTAGTAACAGTAACCCTTGATGTAAACCAAGTAAATTTAATATTTGCAGCATTAACCGATCAGCCATATAAAAATGTTGCAAAATTAATTGCTGAATTGGATGAACAACTAAAAACACAGTTGCAACAACACCCATCTGGGCCATTAACCGATAAATTAGTATAAAAACGGAGTATTATAAATGAAAAAATTATTTGCATTAATCTTATTAATGTCATCAGGAATGGTGCATGCTTGGGAACAAGTTGCCCCATATCCAATTGAAAAATGTCAAGTACAATCACCGTATGGCTTTCCACAAACTTCTAAACAAGGTGTAGCAATATGTCGTGCTGGTTATGTTACATTAAACGATACTACTGCAAAATTACCAGTTTGGGTTTCTTATACATTATATCCTGAATATGCGTTAGGATGTGTTCCACGTTCTAATGGCTTTGCCCCCGATCAAAGCTTACCAAAAGGTAGTAGGGCAGAGCTAATCGATTTTAAAGGCAGCGGCTATGATATTGGTCACGTAGTACCCAATGCAGATCAATCAAGGTTCGATCAAACAGAAAAAGAAAGTTTCTTATTAACTAATATGGTGGCTCAATTACCAGGAACTAATAGAGGAATAATTAAATTGACCGAAACTAATATTCGTGGATGGGTAACACAGAGAAATCATCCATATGTAATTTATTCTGGTCCATTATATGGACCAGGTGATAAAACTATTGGTTTAAACCAAATAGTCGTTCCTCATGCATTTTATAAAATAGTAATTGACACAACAACTAATGAAGTTGCTGGATTTCTAATACCACATGTCGGAAATCAAGGAAATGACTTGACAAAAGTTAGAGCGCCAATTGATCAAATCCAACAATTATCAGGAGTCCAATTTGCATACCCAGCGAATGCGGTTGAATTACCATTAAATTATTTATGGCCTGTTGATTATAAAGCATTAACCGAAGCGAAAAGAGCTGCATGCAAAGGCAACGCTAACTAACCAGGTTTATATTTACAATTATCAAAATGCCAGCGTTTTGCGTTCGATGCATTGCTGGCATTACCACAATACGGACAAATCAATATTTCCTGTGGTGTTAGTTTTTTGCCCTTTCTTGACAAACTCATTTTCAATTTAGATTCTTCGGTATGTGTTCTACCGGCCATGGCCCCTACTTTTCCATACATTGGGTTATTTTCACCAGTGTTAGCTTCACTCAGTTTTTCCTTGAGCTCTTTTGCTCGTTCTACCCCGTATATTTCATCGAAGGTCTTTCCTTTACGCAATGCAATCGTTTCCGGAGAATGTTTCTTACCCGTAAAAGCACCAGGTTTTCCATATCTATGATTTTTATCACCTAACATTTTTATACGTTTTTTCTCAGATATTTCTTTAGCCTTTTCTTCACCGAATATTTCATTATAACTTCTCCCTAACCTAGATGTTTTGTGAATAATCTTCATCGGTTTTAATGATTCTTTATAAATCCATGTCTTTTTTAATTTATTGATTTTTTCTAATGCTTTTTCTTCCCCATATAATTCAATATATGTTTTTCCCTTATTATTTGATAGTTGACCTTTATTTCGTATACTAATCATTTGTTTTTGCTTATCGGTCCATAATCTTCCTAATGTACCATCCCCACCGAGGGTCATATTGTATCCAGAATGGTAACTATCATATAAATTGATAAAATATGTCTCCATTGCATTTTTTAAATAATCCCCTTCTAACGATTGATATATTATTTCAAAGGTAAATTTATCGATGCCATACTTTTTAATAGCATAGTATAAATGCGAATTTAGTTTTCTTGAGTTTCTAGTATGTTCTACGATCCTTCTTTCAAAGTTATTTGTAAAACCTATATAAATTTTCTCATTAATTGTATTTGTAATTTTATAAATGGAATAAATATCCATGTTGATACTCCTTTTCAGTATTAAAGTAGATGGGAACGCCAATTCCGCGATCTACACCATTATTTATAAATAGTACTATGAAAATATTATACTACATTTATTACGTATTGTCAAAATTTGGATGTGGATTGGAAGGAATCCTGTATGAAGATTAGTGAATTAATAGAGACATCAAACTATCTAGCACAGTTAAAAAGTGATGCGAAAAAACACTATCCAGAAACAGATACTGAGGATGAATCATTATTACAGTTTTTAGCTAGAAGTGTACTTCATGCAAAAGATGATGATGCTAAACAAAATAATGATATAGCAATTCTAAAATCTAAAATAAATAATATTGAAAGAATAATTAACAACAAATAGGAAAATACAATGGCATTACAAATTAATATTAATACTGAATTCGGTACTGAAGAATCACCAGTATATGCTCAATATTGGAATATTGGCGCAGTACAAGAGGATTTCAAAGGAAAGGGCACTGAAATCACTATCTATGGATATGCATCCAAAGAAGCAAGAGATAATGAAAAACAACCACTATCTGCCGGAAAATTTCAAATAACTGGTGAAGAATATGTTGCTGGTGCAGATCGTGCAACATTATATGAAATCATCAAGCAACGCCCAGAATTCACTGGTGCAGAAGACTGCTAACCAGTCATACTCGATATCCCTAATTGTTAGGGATATCGCCTCAATGGTTTTATTAACTGTTCAAAAGAAACATATTATAGTGTTTAAGAAGTACGTAAACATTTACAAAATTGATTTTAATGCATCGATTAAATCTTCAATCATTCCATCATCATGAAACGGAGTTGGTGCAAATCGCAATCGTTCAGTGCCAACATCTACTGTTGGAGAATTAATTGCTTGTACGTAAATACTATAATCATTTAATAATCTATCACTAATTTCTCTAGCTCTTTTAGCATCACCAATCAAAACAGGTACGATATGTGTAACTGAATCCATCACTGGTATTCCAGCTTCCTTCATCATTTTTTTTAATTTACTAGCTCGTTCTTGGTGTTTTTCTCTTAATTCATTATGAGCTTTTGAATATTTAACTGCAGCTAATGCTCCAGCGACAATAACTGGGCTCAATGACGTACTAAAGATGAATCCATCCGCGATGCTTCGAATAGCATCAATTACTATAGAATCCCCTGCGATATAACCACCTTGTACACCAAATGCTTTGCCAAGCGTACCATTAACAATATCAACTCGATCTTGCAAATTCATTTCTTCTAACTCACCAGCACCAGTAAATCCTCTAACTCCTACTGCATGAACTTCATCACAGTATGTAATAGCATTATATTTGTCAGCTAAATCACAAATTTCTTTAATAGGACTAATATCACCTTCCATACTGTATATGCTTTCAAATACAATACAGGGAATATTTTCATTTTGAACCGATTTCTTCAAACAATTTTCCAACTCTACTAAATCATTATGCTTGAATATTTGTTTAGATGCACGACTATGAACAATACCCATTATTAGACTATTATGGTTTTTGCTATCACTTATAAATTCAATATTTGGGATAATTTTAGCCAATGCTATTAAACTTGACGTATTCGCTACATAAGCCGAAGTAAATAATAATGCACTCTCTTTTTTATGCAATGATGCCAATTCATGTTCTAATGCAACATGATAATGGGTAGTACCTGATATATTTCTCGTACCACCGGATCCAGCACCTGTCATATCTAATGCTGTTCGCATTGCATCTAGTACTACTTTATGCTGTCCAAGTGATAGATAATCATTACTACACCAATTGACAATATTTTTAATGGCATATGGCCCATACCAGATTGCATTTGGAAATTTACCTTGTTCTCGTAGTATGTCATTGAAAACTCTATACTTTCCAGTTTCTTTTAAATCATTAATAAGTTTATTGAATGGTTCTTTGTTAATCATACCGATATTTAACTAAATATACAAAAGGAAAAAAATTATGGCAGAAAATGGTATTTCAACACATATCCCAAAATCCGAACGTAGAGATTTAAAATTAGAATTGGCTGAATTAAAACGTCAAGGAAAACTTATTAATACTGATCCAGTTGATATTACTAAAATTGGTTATAGACCATATAATGTTTATAATAGCCCAGGAACAGTTAGTCCAGCTACAGGACATCCATGGGAATTAGGTCCAGAGGTTTAAGATGACATATATACACCCAAATGATAATAATTTAAAAAATCTGCATAAAGCTATGCAATATAATGACGCAGGTGAACCGGTTGTTCGCACACATGTTGATGGAATATCACTGCAAGGTGATGTTCTGGTTGACAAAGTGCGAGTTCAAATTGATTCATTAGGGAATGTATGGGATGAAAATCATTCTGCACCAGTATCAATCGGTACTAATGGTCAAGTAACATTAAAAACGAGTTCAGCAGTTATAGGAAAAGTTCAGCAAGATGGTGATTGGACTGTTAAACAAGGTACTACCCCTTGGGCAATTAGTGATAATGGTGGTTCTATTAC